CACACCATCAAGAATGTTCAATTCTGAAGCTGTAGACGTGACCCCATCTAATATGTTGAGTTCGGCAGTTGTAGATGTCACACCATCAAGAATATTTAACTCTGATGCAGTGGCAGTAACCCCATCCAAAATATTTAATTCAGAAACAGTGGAGGTAAGACTTGTAATCTGAGTAGCAGCAATAGCTAGTGCCGCTTGGTGTGCCGTTACAGATGCTTCAGTAACAGACAACGTGGGAATTACAGCCTCAACGTGGTCTTTTACAGCCGCATTAGTTGGTATCTGAGTATCGCTATCTGCAAAAGTTTCGCCAGAAGTAGTAATAGCGCCAGCGTCTATATTAGAAAACGCAACGCTAGTTAATACTGCCGCACCACCGACTGTGATTGATGATGATGCCGCTACGGTTGTAAACGATCCTGCCGCAGCAGTAGAGCCACCGATTACAGCGTTATCTATTGTGCCACCATCTAGGTTAGCGGTCGTAATGGTTCCAAGATTGCTAATCGTTGCACCATTGAAGTTAACAGTGCCACTAGCAGTCAGGTTTGTAAAAGTACCGGCGGCTGCTGAAGAAGCGCCTATTGTTGTGCCATCAATAGCCCCTGCGTTGATATCAACAGTGGGGATGGTGACTGTGCCGGTAAAAGTGGGACTTGCCGTATCAGACTTAGTTGCTATCGCAGTCGATATGGCATCAAATTCTGTTTCAAACTCTGTGCCGCGAACAACCTTATTGGTGTCACCACCTGGAAGGGTATCCTTAGCCGCAAAGTCGGTAGTCTTTGTGTAGTTAGACATTGCTCAATCCCAGCCCGAAAAGAAGAAAGGGGGCCGTAGCCCCCGTGTTGATTAGGCAGATGGAACTGCCAAGACAAATCCAGCTTCAGGACGATACACCTGAACACCGTAAAGGGTGTCTGCGGTGTACAGAGTAGACAGATACTCCTGCTTGTACTGAGTCTGAGAACGCACAGCCATTTGCTCTGCCATAACAACAGCTTCTGTATGGAAAAGCAGGGCTGCACGAGTATCAACACTTGATGCGGTATTGTCAGCAGCCGCTTCGATGGTCCTGCAGTTAGCGGAAACGTAAACGTCTACACCATACAGGTTACCAATCAAGCCACTATTGACTGTGCCACCAGATACAAAGTCTGATGATACATACCGATCAATGCCCATAATCGCTTTGCGCGTTGCGGGTGGAACGATCAGATTACGACCTTCCATCGGTACATTGTTGTCATCCATCTTCTGGATCATGTCGCGGAAAAAAGCATCCGTGAACTCATCACCAGCTACTAGAGTGTCATCAGTGTACTGAGTGGTAGTGCCGTTATCGTTGAAGAAACAACCAGTGTGCTGGTAATCAGTTGCAGCAGGGCTGAATACAACAGCACCACCGTCACCAAAGCCAGTACCGGCCGCGTGAAGGTCATTGTCCACCTGTACAGCCAGCGAATAACCAGCATCTTCAGTGTAGAACTGACGCAAAGATGACAGTGCCTGTACCTCTACGATGTCCTCAATCAGACGCGAGTATTCAAAGTGCCTGTTAATAGCAATCTGAATCTCTGACTCTGTGTTGGCAATGATTGTTACCGCAGTATCAGCCGCTTTTGCATTGGCGTCACCACGAGTGGGCTTGGGAATATGAATAACGTCACCCTTCTTGCCATTCATAGCAATACGCTTGACAAGGGGTGCCATCTTCAAGTTCTTTTGATATGAAGCAATAATTTCATCCGACCAGATCTCGGGGATGAAAGTGCCTGCTTCTGTTAAGGCGGTAATACCACCTGTGCCTGGGTAAGTTGCTGTAGCCATGATAAATCTCCTTTAAGGCTATTTAACTCGACCCTCGGCGTATGCTTTCAAGATATCATCTGAAAGACTTTGATAACGCTCTGGGTCGGTCTTAATCAGTCTAATAATGTCAGCACGACGATAGACCTTCTTCCTTGACCCTTCTGCGGAACCGCGAGCGTTACCTGTAGCAGCAGACTTCACAGTATTCTTACGAGCCGCCAGTTCTGCATTAGCAGTCTGTTGGACAACCTGATTACGCTCTTTAAAAAGCGTAAACAGTTCATCCGCAGCGTCATAATCATAAAATTGGTCAGCATCTACAAATAACTTTGTCCTAACTTTTGACCCTTTGATCCACTCGGCAAACTTAGGGTCTTGCAGTATCGTCTCCATCTCTGGGTGTTTGGATTTCAACTGTGCAAGAGTGGCCTGTTGTTTTGCCTGTTGAGTGTAAGCCTCCGCTTCCTTGATCTTGGGGTGGTTAGCAATACGGCTATCCACAGCTTTTTGAGGATCAACAAAGAAATCAACATCTTCGCTATCATCTACTTGCTGTTGCTCAGGTGCTTCTTTAGCCGAGAGTTCTGTCTGGATGTAGTTGTCAACCACTTGCCGCAGTTCACCAACTTCGTTCCGCTGCTTGCCCGAAAATTTTTCAAGCTCTTGGTGCATCTGTATCAATTCTTCAACAGATTTACCTTGATACTTTTCTGGTACTTCAGGCGACTGAGGTTGTTCCTCTACAGGGGCCTCAACAGCTTCTATCGTTGATTCTTCCGGTGCTGTGGTGTCCTCCTCATCTGGACGCTCATCAATAATTGTCGCTCTTGACATTACTTAACTTAGCCCCGCCTTATCAAAGGTTATGGAGATATTGAGGTTAGCCAGCCTCACGGCGAGCCTCCCTTCCTTTTCGTCCCGCTTCCTCATGTTCGCGTACCCACTTCATGTGGCGTCCAGGGAAATCCCCAGTAGATCCATCTAGCACGAACGGAGTCGCCGAAACGACTTTTGTAGCTATAGCGCCACAACCGCACCTATGGGTTGTAGTTGTGCTATCTACAAATTCTTCAAACAAATGACCGTTTTTGCACCTAAAATCAAAAACTCTAATCATCTGGTCCTGCCAAATCGTCATAACTGTTGTTTATTGAATCCTCAAACTGCAACAGATATAGCAATACTTCTAACTGCCCCTGCCTAAAATATAGGTCTTGGGTGTCCTTAACAACGGTGACATTATTAATAGTCGCCGCGTTCTGTGTCAACTCTCCAATAAGCTGCTTCCAGCCATCGGTTCTAAATAAGTCAAAATAACTGTTGTAGTACACCTCGTCATCTCGATCCATTACTTCTTCTTTTTCCTTCTTCGACCTGATGCCGTAACAGCGTACTTTATGGCTTTTGGGCCTGTTTTCTTACGTTTAGCCGCATCTTTCTCAGCTTTGGTCATCTTTGCGGCTACAGCCTTGGGCCTACAAGCAGGATATGGACGTTTAGATCCTTTGGCTTTCTTGCGACCACACTTCTTGCCGGTCTTGATGTCAACCCAATCTTCCTTGAACCACTTGGTCAGACCGCCTTTTGGCTTAGCCATACGTCCCGCCACGCTTTTTGTATTCCCGCACCAACCACGCATTAGCGTAGGCACTAGGATATACGTCAAACTTACGCTTGGCCGCAGCCTTAACCCTAGAGTAAAGAGCCTTGTTCTTTACGTTATCAGGTATCGACCCTTTCTTCTTGGCCTTAGCCTTAGCTTTTTTTCTTGCCACGTTTTCTCAGCCTCTTTAAATCAGCACCAGTAATCTTGTCCCTTGGCGGGGCAACCCTAGCCAGCTTCTTTTGCTTGGCAGAATACTTAGCTTTAGGCATTACTTCTTAGCCTTTTTCTTGGCTTTTGCCTTCTTTTTCTTCTTTTTCTTGGGTTTCATTGCACCATGATACATAGCAGCCTCCTATTTGGCTTTGTGGACTTTTTGAACCTTAAAATCTGCTGATTGAGATGCACCCTTATGCGGCTTGTATCCCCCAGGTGGATTCTTCATAAGACTGTAGCTTTTGCCATCTTTCATCCAGTGATAGCCTTTGGGTGCTTTAACTTTCATATTTTCACCAGTTTTTGCAGGACCAGTATCTTGCAGTCAATTTGCTAGGTGGTTTTGTATCACACTTATGTCTGGCACGAAAAGATTTCTTTCGGGCAGGCTGATTCTTTTTGATCTTCATATTGGCATCGCCAAACCTAATCGTCTTGGTCTTGTCCCCCACCTTCGCTACCACTACGAACTTCTTGGTCGGATGGTTCGGGGTTCGTTTCGGCTTGTTGTACCCGCTTACGCCCGCGCGTGCCAGTTTTGGATCTTTTTTCGTAGCCATTAAGCCTTTCCTCTAAATGGTCTAACTGCTGTTTCAGTTCTTTCAAACGGTCAGATTGTTCTTTAAAAGCATCATTTACCTGCCCAAACAAGTTATTCAGCTCTGTCTGAGTCATCAACATTTATGACACCTCAACCCAGGAGGTAGAATCTTCATCCCATGTGTACTTTTTACCATCTGTTGGCATTTTGCTTGGTGCAGACCACAAACATGTAGTTTCATCTAAAACCCAGCTAGCATAAGGCTTGGGAGGAACAAAAGCGTCTCTGGACGAATCATAAGTATACCCAGCACT